AGTGTCCGTGTCAGACTTATAGGTATAGTAAGCGTTACCGGGATATCCGGTACCGTGATTATATAAATTCGCTGCTGAATAAGCCATATTCTAGCCCTCCTTAGGAAACAGGGATAGCAGCCGTGTCATTGAGGTTCCCCTCGATAACACCACCGTCATCAATCATAACGGAGTTGCCGGACATCGCATGGTTAACAAAGTGCGCAGCACGGTCGCCATGCCAAGTGATATCTGCTCCAATGGAGGTTTCACCAGACATAGTACCCGCAAGGTTAGCCGGAGTTTTACCAGCAGCATAACCAATCGCAGATTTATTCCAAACAAAAACTTTGGCAGTTGCTGTTCCGACATTTGGAACGCCTGAATGAACAGTCCAAAGAACTTGTCCCCATCGTTTAAACATACCAATCGCAGCACCTTCTACAAACGGGAGATTACCGGGGCCGACATAGTCAGAACTAGCAAATTCCTGAATAGTTGATGCAACAGCCCAGAGGTGCGGAGACATAACTCCGTACATATTTCCGGGTTCGTAAGCGTCATTGGTTATAATAGCTTCTACCATATCCAATAGCCCTCGACGAGCTTGACCGATGGTGGTAACAGTCAAAGTTACCGTTGTTTGAGATGTAGTATCCAGAGTCGTAAGAATCTGGCTATCTACTTTACGTCCGAGAGCCATAGCACCACCACGAGCAATAGCCTGACGCTCGTCGATGTTGATTTTGGCTTCGTCCAATTTATCAACCCAGTCACCAGCGTAAAAATCCGCCAGCGTAGTTGAGATCGCAGTATGAGTCTGGTTCATGGGCGTAATCGTGCCATGACGAGCTTTAGTCGTCGCAACACCCGTTCCGATTTTCTGGAACGTAGCCACAGAGCCAACAACGTCAGTCTTATATCTAACGGTAGGTTTTAGTTGAGAACCATGCCGTTGATATACGTCGTGAACGTCACGCTCGTACTGCGTAATAAACGCAGTGTTAATTGAGGTAGACATTTAAGCCTCCATGTTAAATTGAAAATTCGGGCACTTGCCCATTAATTACATTTCCAATGGAAGCCGAGTTAAATGTCGAGTCGGGAAGTCTGTTAAGAGGCCGAATCTTAATTTGTTCGGGGCATAGGTCATGTTTCTTGCTATGCGGTGGGGCCGTTAGGGAAGCCACCTATTAAATATATACCATTTATGGAATATATTGTCAACTACTTACGCTTTCTTTTTCTGTATTCGGCTCTCACTTTTGCTTCCTCTTTCTTAGAGAGGTGTGTTTTGTGGTGAGGCTGGGTACTAAATTTCTTCTTCCTACCTTCAGAAGTTCTCTGCCTAATATCATCTGTTTTAGAAGACTTCTTCCGAATGAAATGTTGAGCAGCTACTTCCCCCTCTTCAGTATCAGGGAAAGTAGTTGGTCTCGTCCGTTTCCGGTTTTTTCGGGACATAGCAGCGTTAACCGCTGCTCGACCGGAACGAAATCCTGCTGTATTAGCTACTAAAATTCTACCGTTCTGTTCAAATGTAGCACTTTTTTCGTGGCTCATAAGTTCCTAGTTTCTCTCCCTACAATGGGATCGCTACCGTGTAATTTCTCCAGAATAGCGAGTTCTTTCTGATCCCACCGCTTTGCTTCTGCGGTTAATCCTTTATTCATAGCTTCGTTCCGGTTATCACGGTAGGTCTGTGCCCGCTCATTAAGAGACTCCCGTTCTGTATCGGTAACTACGCTACCAAGAGAACCTTCTCCCATTTCCCGACCAAGCTGGGCAAATGCCTTCACCAGTAGGGGATGGTCAAGCATGAAATTCCCATCGTTGGTTTCGATAAACCGAGCTTCTTCAAACGCCTCCCCGAAAAACTTCTCACTGGCCCGGGCTGCAAAAATCAAGTTTTTCTGGTAATCCTCAGCCCATTCTTGTTTTAAGGCGTCTTCTGACTGCTGGGTATATTGCTGATCGGCAACGAGTTTAGCCTGTTGCATATCCGCAATTTCTTCCCTGAATTCGGAGACCAGTGCATCAGCTGTGGATTTCGGGATGTTGTTGTCAAGAAATATATTTGACCATTTATCCTCGCCGTCCATCATCTGGTCTGTCCGCTCTACCCCTTCGGGGAGAGGAAAGTCATAACCGTCTACGTCCTGCGGTACGCCTATAGCGTTTCGGTATGATTCCCATGCTTCGTCATCAGCGTCGTTACCCGGAGGAACGATTGCCTTGGACAACTGTTTACGGGAGTCCATATTTGCCTTGACAAGCGCATCAATATCCGTAAACCGTTCAGCGTGTTTTGCCAGTTTGTCGTCCTGAATAAGATCACGCCAGTCGGAGATATCTCCGTCCTCAAGCTGGTCGTCTTCCTCAAATTGGCCTTCTTCTTCTTGAGATTCTTCTTGTAATTCTTCTTCCTGTAATTCTTCTTCTACTGCTTCTTCTTCTGCCATAATTTATCGCCTCGTTTTTTGTGTTTTAGGTGGAGGCGGAGGTGGCTCGATCATTGTAAGCCTGTGGATGGCCAAGGCCATCTTCCGTTCGCCCGTTGCTATCAGTGTTGCGTTTACGTCTACTCCTGCTTTATTATATTTTATGGGATCGTGGGCCATATAGCCCATTCCCAGTATTTCGTTAAATACTCTCCTGCCCTGTTCTGTGTCTAGGAATAACGATCTAAAATCGCTGTACCTATCGAGATCAGTAGCGTACTGCGTTGTACGCATGAATTTATCAAATAAATTATCTGGTTCCGTTGCCTTGTTTACCTTTTTAGTTGCCATTACTTCTCTCGTTCTTCTTTAATCTTCCTAGCCTTTTCTTCCTTAGCTTTTCTATTCTTTTTCATAACGCTGGTTTCATGCTTTGCCCAAGTGAACCTGTCTTTTTTTGGCTTTCTCCCCTCTTCCACTGCGGCGTTAATAGAGGCTGCTGCCAACCCAGTACTGGCAACAGTATCAAAAACCTTGTCCGCTGTAGTCCTTTTAAGAGGACGGCTTTTCTTTTCAGACTTCTTGGCTCTACCCCCACCGGATGCTGCTTTCTTCAAAGATTTAGGAACTACGATCCCTTTTCCCTTCTTTTTCAACCTGTCCCGGTTTATTCGTAACAATATATCTTTATCAGACTGCGGTTTCTTATAAGGGGCTTTAGTTTTACGTCTGTCTTTTAATTGTCTCAGTTTAGCTAATTGCTTTAGAAGCATATTCCGAGTTTTATCTGTTATTTTTTTGCCAAGTTTGGATGTTATTGCTTTTTTTAAGAGCATTGCGCCTCCTGCTCTTAGTCCATAAGCTGCTATTATTGGTAATGGCATATCAGGCTCCTGCTCCTTCTTCGGATTTCGGTACTGTTCTCCATTTATCCATAGCAGTAGCGCCTTTCTGTGCTGCACCAGCGGCTTTGTCTGCCATCTCCAATTGGATCATTTGCTGTTTTTGTGCGTTCTCGGCTGCTACCTTCTGCTGTACTTCTTCCTTGGTATTCATAATATCATGCGGTAAGGAAGCAGCATTGGCTTTAAATCTCGCCAAGGCGTCAACATTAATAAGATGCCGAGCCTCTGGAGCTATTTGGGCCATTTGTAAGACCTCAATCGCCCATTGGCTGGCAGCTGCTGACTGTACCTGTTTCTTTATCTTGTTGACAGGTAAATCAAATTTGAACTTAACATTCTCCCCAGAGAGTATATCGGGTATAGGATCGAACGCACCATTGCGTAACATTATCTTAAATGACCTCTCAGCGATTGGTTGGTTGTAATCTGTCTCAAATCGCCCGAATACAGGCCCAACTTCCCGAATAAACTCGTCTTTCCGCTGAATAATCTCGGTAGCCGTCATCTGTGGCCCCTGTTGCGGTAAGTTGAGAATATTCTTAAAAAACGCTGCTGCAACCTGATTTCGGATGTCAGTCTGCATATCCCGTGTTACGGGGAGGTTAGCTCCCGAAATCATCGGAAAAAACGGGTTTCCACCAACTGAAGCTGCCGTTTCTACATCGTAATAGCTCATTCCGCCGGGAAATGTATTAACTTCGTTAAAAGCACCATCATTGGGGGCCATCAAAGGCGGATCAGCCAGACGCTGGCCAGCCACGAGGATGGTCTCACCCATAGCTTGCAGAGTATTACTGTCTGGCAGTGCGATCATCCCGGGTGATCGACCGTACTCTTCTCCGCTAGAGGTATCCCAACGAGGTACTATAAACGGAAAATCATCAAACCCGCCTTCACGAATAACGTGCTTGGCAACTGTCTCCATCCATAATTCTTCGTAAGGCATATTCTTGGATAAAGCCATAGTAGCCGGACGAACTCCCTTGCGTAAACCTACCCAGTAAAGGCAATCTAGTCTCTCATCTTTACCGTTTCTGGAATTCTCGAACTTCTCCTGTGTCTCTCTGGAAAGGTTCTCTTTTCCAAACATCAAAACAGCTTGCCAAATGAACATCTTCCGAGTCCTATACATCCCAACCGGATTTCCCTCGCTATCAAACATGGGAAACCCGTCTTTGAGATGTACAGACTGGAAGATGAGGTGATTTTGACCTGCCCCTAATCCAGTAAACAGTATCCCGGTACCCAACACCACTAGGTCGAGATCGACCTCCCCGGTCGCCTGTCGAAATCGTGCCTTGGGATTACGGATACCTCCGTTAAGTTCTTCAGTTGATTTTCCCAGCCAGTCCTGTACTTCACCCGTCTCCATGAGTTCTCTCCTTTCTGTTTCAATAACAGTAAGGTCTTCCCCTTCGGGACGGATCATAGCTCCAACCGTATTGGCTAGACTACGAGCAGCTTGCATGGGCGTACCATCATAAACGTCGTC